AGCTTATGTTTTTTAGACAAGGTTTGCAGCTCTATTGGGTAGGCAGCCGAAGAGCTAAAATAAACTACATAGGGCTGCTCTGTAACCATGCACCAATTAGCAAACTCAGCATCAATGGCAAGATCTACAGCTAAACTTAAAGGCTGATTTTCTATCTGTTGCCTGCCGCCTACAATCGCTGCAAGATGTATTACTAAATCATATTGTTTTTTTTCTAGCTTAAAAAAATCTCTGCAGTCTGTACCATTTTTAAGATCTACAAGGGTCAATTGTGCATAGGGTAATGCCCTTCTAAAAGCTTTGCCAACAAACCCATGTGAGCCTGTTATCAATACTCTCATTTTAGTTTATTAACAAGATCTGCATACTCTTGAGATCTCAAATATTTTTGTAAAGTTAGCAGATCCTCTTCATACCATTTCGGTTGATTTACCCTGGCATAACCCTCATCCATCTCAGCTTTACCGGCTGCAGGGTGTAGATGTTCAATGATTACATCTGGTAGATAAATAAGACAATCCAAGTCAATCCCTAATTGCTTTACAAAGTTATCAAAATATAGATGCTTGCATCCGGGGAAGGTCATGCCTCTGAGCTCTTCAACAATATCCCTAGTCATTGCATAAGCTGTGGGCAGGTTTTTACCCTGTAGCAGATCATCACCATAGGCAATGCCACTCTTACCCATCAACGCTTTTTGTAAAGTTTTGTCCCAATCAGCCGATCTAGGCAAGTGATCATCACCCATGAAGATATACAGATCATAAAAAGGGTAGTTAGCAAAATCAAGTAAAAGCTCTGCAGCACTGTTAAGAGCGTGCGCACAGCCGCCTGTTTTATTCTCTGCAGGTAGGCAAGTATAAGAGTCATTCTTGGCGTACTCATTCCATTTGGGATCATCATTATCTATAACAGCATAAAGATCTGCACTTGCATTTGTGCCAACAAAAGATGCAGCTAATCTAGCCATGTTTTCAGGTCTGCCCCTAGTTGGCACTATAACGCAGCTCTTCATAGGAGAAGGGTATGCAGGTTATTTTTCAGTTATTAGGATTTCATAGAGCGTGTCTAACTTATTTTCAATTCTACAGATGCGACCCTCAAGATTATGTTGGCCATTATTATCAGGCTTGAGCTCTGATAAGTAATGCTTTACAAGCCATCTGACAGCTGCAATAAATGAGCCGACAATTGTTAAAAGTGCTACAGCTAAGGCCGCCATGTCATTGGGACTCATTCGCTGTTACGGCCAAAGGCCTTATCTTGACCATCAAAATATCTGATTAAAGGTGCTACAAGCGCACCTGCTAAAATAGATAATTCTGGGCGCACATCTGCGATTAAAGCCAAAGCTGTGGTGACAGTGGCAGCGGCTACGCTGCGTGCATAAGATTTTACAATTGCTTTTTGTTTTGCACTAAGTTTCATCAGAGTCCTAACTGTTTGATTTTATCTATAACTTGTTCCTGGGTCAAAGCAATTTCAAAGTGCATCTCATCTTTACGCCTTTTGTAATTTCCACCCCAAGACAAACCATATTTGACTATAAGCAATTGTATAGTATTTGTTTGTTGTTTTGTAAATGTATTTGACTTACCTAAAGGGTGTTTTAAAGCATTCAAATCCACCGCTGTACCAGAGCTGTGATTACTTAAAACTTTGTCAGAGCCTCTTGTCATTCTAAAGGCAAAACCCCAGTCATCTAATTGACCTTGATCTATAGGCTCTACCCAGCCATGAAAGTCTTGGCAAAAGGCAACAAGTATTGGTGCTACATCTTTTGCACATGCAATTTTTAATTTGGTGCCAGGTATGGCAAAAGACTGTATGCCTATGGCTTGTCTGTCTTCACTTGCCAGCCAGCCGTTTGGGCTTGTCAGCTCTCTAATTGTTGCCACAATTCCTCAAGATTATGCTAGGAGTAATTTAGCCTCGTCAGCGGTAATGCCTAAGCGATCTAATAACGCTGCTTTCTGAGCAGCCTTTGTAGCAGCCTCAGTAATCTCATCAGCCTTTACCTGCTCTATGGCTGCATAAATTTGAGCCTGAGTAGGCGCATTGCCTTCAAGCACATCCCATTTAATTGTTGAATAATCATCATTAGTAAATGAAAACTCAGCATTAGGTCTCAATAATAAAATTGCTAGAGATAAATAATTATTCATTATGCACCAATTTCCATAAGAGTTATTGTTGAATTATTTGTATCTGCACCGCTATCCCAATTGTAAATAACATTAACACCATTTCGCTTTTTTGCTTGCAATTTATATGTAGTAGCAGAAGTAGTTGATGGAGAATCTAAATAAGTTAAAGCAACCATATTACCATTGCTCAAATCGGTGGCTGATGCACCATCAGATGATTGAACGCTTTGTTGAATCATAATTGCAGTCGCACCTCTAACAATTTGAGCAGAACTTGCAACAAATGCTGTGCTTGTTCCAGTCGTTAAAGCGTTGGCTGTAATCAAAACCAAAATTTTAGAAGTATTTGCACTTGGCGTAATTGTTGCCGTCAAATTAGTAACATCTGTATAAGAGGTTGAAGTAATAGTGGTTTTTGTTGTAGTGCTTGCGCTAACAACTTGTAATACTTTTCCACCACCAGCGGGTGTAGCCCATTTCAAACCTGTTGCTTCCGCACTATCCGCTACGAGTGTGGTGCCGTTTGCACCTACGCCAAGGCGTGTATCACTTGTGCCAAAGGTGTACAGATCACCTTTAGTAGTTAATGGAGATGCTGCACCTACTTGAATGTAATCATAAAATACAGCTGAAGATGCGCTGACAAAGTACAAAATACCTGCATCATATTGGGGCAATATCAAACTACCGGCTGTATTTACTGTAGCTGTCCCGGCTGTTATTGTTAAATTGGCAGTGCCTAAATTTTGTATAAATACTGTGTCACCGGCTGCGAACAAACCTGTATTGACTGTAATTGTTGTAGCACTTGTAGATGTCATTGATATAGCTGTACCGGCATCTGCAGCTACTAATACATAGTTTGCAGTTTTAGCAGAGGCAGCTCCGCCCGACATTGCGGTTTGTTGCAGAGATGTTAGTTGGGCGGCGGTTAGTACCTGCCCAGTCACAAATGATTGTTTTGCCATATCTCTCCTAGTAGCTCAAACTGTCTTCATTTAATAAACCATCAACGGCTGAGTCTAGCAAAAATCCTACAGAAAAAGGTTGGGCACATGAAAATGTGACTAAAAAAGAATTAGGGGTGATTTGATACTGCACTCCGGCAATAACGCTGTCAGTGACTACATTGCCTGCAGGCAAGGTTTGAGTCACCTCAATAGGATTAAAAATGTCAAGCTCTAAGGCTGCAGTAACTCTTGCCGGATCCTCTTGGCTGTAGGCATCAATGGTTAATGAGTTAAGTTGTATATCAACACCCTGCTCTTTTCTTGAAGCAATGATCATTTGAGCCTGTTGTAAGGCATCTGCCTCAGTCTGCATAATTCCAGACCTAACCCTAGAATGTTGGAAATAATCATCAATGCTTGTGGTATCACTTGCGGTCTGACCGCTTAACCCGGCAGGTGTGACTGTAACTTTGTTGATCATTTGAAAATCAGATATATCAAATTCAACCTGTTGATAAGTAATATCTCCAGACAAAGCTACATCTGAGAATTTTGTCAAGGTATTACCTGAGTCTGTAATAATATCTGTCCTTGACATAAACTTAACAAAGCCCCTTTGATCCACATATAGAGCCCCGGCCTCAGTCTGCTCTACCTCTTGAAGAGCTGCTAACAAAGATCTTGAGTTGCCATTGTCAGCCTGGACAGTAGTAGTAGCTGTTGTGGAAATCTGTCTCATAAAAGTTGGCCACTCTCCAGCATCCAAAAGGCTAGTCACTCTTTGAGCTGTAGTCTGACCGGCACTACCACCGCTGACTGTAGTAATTGTGGTCAAGTTTAAAAGCTGAAAACCATCAACGCAATTTAAGGTTACATAGGCAGGATCAAAACCTGTTGGACTTTGGTAATTCCACTCTTGTACATAAAAAGACCCTAGGTTGTAATTGATACTGTTGAAGGTGGCAGTCATGCGTATTTTACGCATTGGTTTAATTTTGCCATATAGAGGTGATGAGGTATTAGCCGGATTAAATGTGCCTGTTTGATCTACAAAAACAATCTTAGCACTGCCACCAATAAATGAGTCAGAGGATCTATTGAAAGCACGCCTTATGTAACATTGGGTTACAAAACTTGTAATATCTACAACATCCGCTGCACTTGTACCAAGTATTGCTGAGTCCAAAGGCGTGGCTGGATCATCCAGTACAAGAGCAGGGTCAAAACTTGCTCCATTGCTAAAGTCAATCTCAGCTTTAAATATTGCCGCTGGCATTATCTACCTAGATTACTTAATTGAGTCACAGCTCCAGTGCGGTTTAGGTTATACAAAACATCTTGGATTACTGATTGCAATTGACCCTCTGAGATAACAGAGCCGGCAACATTTACATTGACAGTGGCACCCATTGATCCCATGCGGTCAAGCGGTATTACAGCCTCAGCTCCGGCCTCACCAATTAAAGCTCTTGTAGGTTTAGTGACAATGCCACCTTCGGCCATTGGCATATCCGGAGCAATTTGATTTAAACCTCTCCTTGTCAATTCACCACTGGGCAGAATCAAGGGGTTAGGTCTTGCTGCCGCCGCTGCGATAGATGCAGCCAAAGCCGGATCAGTTTGCGTTGGTAATGCAGTACTTGGCACTTTTACTTGACTCAACAAAGCAAGCATTTTTCTCAATTCATCATTAGCGGCGAATAATGTCTGTAAGTACAGCAATACTCCAGTGGTTGTCATGCCCCACTTTTTTGCTAACATCTCTACCTCTTCGGTAGATATTTTGCCATCCTCAATTACTTTTAAAACATCCGCATATTTTTGAGCTTCATCCACAGCCTCTTTTGTGCCATCCCTAAGTTTTTGTAAAATCTTTACACGCAGCTCATCTTCGGCGTTGAGCTTACGGCTCAAGGCAGCTTGTAAGTTAATTCGGTCTAAGTCAAACATAGACTCAATCTCGGCTTTTTTCTTAGCCAGGGCAGCTTGGGCAGCCTGCTCTTTTGTACTTGCTTTTTGCCTTGCCAGGATGTCGGCTTGTATTTTTTTAAGCATTTGATCTTGTGTTAATTTTTTCTTGCCAAACTTTTCTTGTAATTCCAAAGCATCAATAGTTTGTTGAGATAAGCCTAAATAGCCTTTAGCAGCAAGGTATTGTTTTTGTCTTATCTTAAATCCTTCAGTACCAAGATCTTCAAAGGTTGTATTTAGAGCACTAAGAAAACCTTTGTCACTTACAGTTTTGCCAAAACCTATAAATACATCACCAATACCACCGGCAACAGACTCTAAAACTAAACCAAAAGTTTTAAGATTATCAGTGCCAGTTACTATGTAAGATGCGCTAGTTAAAAATCCTTGGCCTAAAGTCTCAGTAGCTTCTCCGGCACTTATTTTAAATGATTTTAACTGGCCTTCAAAAGTCTCCGTAGATGCCTCAGCTGCACCTGCATACTTGTCTAAATTTATTAAAAGTTTTTCAAACCCCATAGCCTTGGCTTCGGCTGCAGTAAAGCCAACCCCTAAAGTACCTATTGCCT